GCGGGCAAGTATCCCTCTGATTTCAAGTTCGTGGGGTGGCATCCGCAGTGCCGGTGCGTGGCGGTGCCTATCACACCCTCGCAGGAGGAGTTCCTGGACTATGCGCAGAAGATGATCGACGGGGAGGACGTGTCGGACTACGAGTTCGAGAAGGTGGACTTTGATGGCCCCGACAAGTTGGCCAACTGGGCGGAGGAAAACCGAGAGCGGGCCAAGAACTGGGCCAACATGCCGTACTTCGTCACCGACAATCCGAAGTATGTGCCGTTGATAGAGGATGCCACTGACCTGAAGAACTACTCGCAGGCCATGCAGGATAACTTCCGTGTGCTGGAAACGGCACTCGGGGTGCAGCGTGGCTCGTCCATGACCTTCGAGGAGGCCAACGAGATGAGGGGTAACCCGCACTACGGTGAGAGCGAGGCGTACCGCATCAACTGTCAAACGTGCGTGGTGGCCAATGAGCTCAGAAGACGCGGATTCCCCGTGGAGGCTTTGCCGAACCTCAAAGGCAGCGCACTGGAGAAGTTGTCACACGCAACTGAGAAGGCTTGGCTTGATGGAAAAGGGGATGTCCCGAATAAGATCTATGTTGGTATTCACATGGATTGGAAGTTCAATGAAGCAACTTCGTCGCCTGGGCGCTACCATGTAAATTGGGATTGGAAGAATCGAAAGAAAGGTCATATTGTTACCTTCGAACGCTTTGCAGATGGGACCGGACAATGGTATGACCCTCAGAATGGCGCCATTGATTTTATGACCAAAGAGTACACCTCCAAAATCAGGCGTGTGTACGTGCTGCGAGTAGATAATCTGACGGCCAATCCGGAGGTCTGCGGCAAGGTGCTCACCAAGGCCTCTGGCAAGGCGGTTAGCGGTGCGGCAAGCAAAGCTGGTGGCATGGGTGCAGTTGCGACCGATGAGTTCCGTGGCATGACGAAGTTAATCCAGGACTATTACAAGGCGGAAACCAATAGGGAGAAGGTTGAAATCCTTCAGACGATTATCAGCAGCAAGAGTTTCAAACGGTTGAATTATCATTCAACGGCAAAGAATTCCATTTTTGGCGTCAATATGGGCGACTTTGACAAGTTGTTAAAGAAAAACGAGATGCCGAAGAACTTAACGATTGCCAAGAAGTTGCTGGCTAACAAGATGGATGTATATCTTATGCCAAATCCAAATAGTGGGAAAAGTGCAGACTATGTTGTGGCACGCAATGGGAAAATTTTCTGCCTTGAAGGTAAAACACTGAATGGGGCTAGTTCTCTTGATCATTTACTTAGTAAAGGTTCAAAGCAGTCTGAACGAATTGTTGTGGATATTCTTGGTACGAATGATACGAACTATATTGCGAATGAAGTAAAGAATGCGTTTATGCAAAGTTCGTTACTGAATGAGGTCTTCTTATTAAAGGGAACGAGATTGATAAAAGTAGATAGGCGTATTGTTTCATCGAAAAATTTTAGAAGCGACTTCCGTAAGTTATGGGAAAAATCAAAATAAAAAAAGAGGATACAAGTACCCTCTTCAAACCGCACTATCCGTGGAGGTGCGATTTCACGAACTTAATCGGTGCTGCTCGAAGGTATCCTCATCTTGCGATGCAAACGTGCCCTAAGAACACCGCAAATATACGACTAATATTTTAAAAACCAATCATTATGAACGAAAAAATAACTAAAATTGCGAAAAAGATGGCTCAAAAGAGTATCTATGACGATGTGAAGTACCTCGGCAAGTGGAACGGCTATGACGTCTACGAGCCGACCTTTAACGACGATGAGGAGCACTGCATCGGCATCCCCCAGTTCCTCCTTGCCAAGGGCAAGATACTCCGATGGACGAAGAATCAGGATGAAAGTTTTGCCATCATGGACAAACTCGTTATTAATTAAGAGTTTAATTAACTAAATTGTATTAATATTTTGGCAAATGTGATGGATTTTCCATCAATAATATATAGCTTTGTATGAACCAAAAATTTGTATACAGATGAGTTTAAAACGCACTATCTTAGATTCGTTGAAGACCAAGTTCGCAGAGAGTGGGATAGACGAAAAGGTGTTGGACAGGATAGCCACGAAGGGGGCGAAGACTGTCAAGTCGGAAGAGGAGGCCAAGACATTCGTCGAGGATACTACTCTGCAGCAGATAATCGATAGCTACACGGACAGCCGGGTGACTGAAGCTCAGGAATCGGCCATCAAGGGCTATGAAAAGAAGTACGGCCTTTCGGAAGGCAAACCCGTAGAGGATCCCAACAAGAAGGACCCCGACAAAGAGGATCCTGACACGCCGGATAATCCGGACGGTAAAAAGAAGACAGACGAACCGCAAGTGCCTTCGTATGTGAAGACCATCCTGGACCGTCTGGATTCAATGGGCACCCGATTGGATGACTTCGAAAAGGGCCGCACGGCGAACTCGCGCAATGCACAGTTCGACAAATTGTTTGAGGGTGCCTCCGACAAACTGAAGGACCAGTACAAGCGGCAGTATGCCCGCATGTCCTTTAAGGACGATGAGGACTTTGCCGCGTACATGGAGGAAATCTCCGATGATGTGAAGACTGCCATCTCCGCCGAAAAAGGTGCGGTAGGCGCTCCCAAGAGCGGCGCCAAGATAGGCAGCGAGCAGATGAACAAGTACGTTCTGGAACGTGCGGAGGCAAGAAAGGCCGAACAGGCAGCCCCGGCCATCAGTGGACTGCCAACTAAATGACAATCGACATGAAAAGATTTCACTACGATTCGGAAGGCGAGGCGGCTCCTGTTCGCATCGAACAGGTGTTTGCCGAGAAACCCGGTGGCGGCCTTGTAGCCGACCCTGGCTTTGACGCCCCCGAGACTACGGCGGTGGGCAAGAACAGTGACGGCAAGTACGCTGTCATCAAGTCTTTCCTGCTGGTATCCGATGTGTCTGCCGAGGACACTACCGTCAATATCGCCAAGGGCAGCGGTATCGCTGTGGGCGACGTGCTTGCCTATGGCAAGAAGGCGGTGGCTTGTACCGCAGTGGACAGTTCCGACAGCGAGAAGGATGTGGTGACCGTCACCATGGGCGTGGCCGTCAAGGCTGGCGAATCGCTGTATCAGGCCGCCAAGGCATCCGCATCGGCGGCAGCGCCCATCTATACTCCCGAGTATATCCTGGGCAATACCGTGTTCGGCGGTATGGGCGACCAGCCCGTCCGTCTGATCAACGGTGCGAACGTGAGAAAGGAAACGGCTTGTATCGGCAGCGATATCGAAGCCCTGTTAGTAACCATTAAACGTGTATAATTATGGGAGAGATGAATAAACCCTTATTCGACATTGACCGTGCCGGTCTTCAGGTCGAGGTCAATTCCTATACTCCTGGAAAGGGCCTGGCATGGCCGGTCCTCTTCCCGCTGAAGTATACCCGCAAGTTTGATATCAAGGGTCTCGAAGGCGATGAGGGCATCCCCGTGTCGGCTGACCGCGTGGCCTTCAACACGAAGGCGCCCCTCAAGACCCGCAAGATGGTGGGTGCTTGGAACGGCGTGTTGGCGAAGATCTCCATCGCGAAGCAGAAGGACGAGTTGCAGGTGAACGAGTACCAGGAGGCGCAGGTGCTGGCTGCAAGCAACGATGACCCCGTTGCAGCAAAAGAGCTGGTGAACCTGGTGTATGATGATGTGAAGGGCTGCTCTGACGGTATGGACTACCGCGTGGAGATGGATGCGCTGCGCATCGGTTCTTCCGGTCGCCTGGCGCTGAATTCCAAGTACGACGGCGATATGGCCGAGAGCGACGAGTTGAACTTTAACGTGCCCGCAAAGCACTACCTCGGCTCAACCGCTCCCTGGAGCGACCACGAGAATGCCGACGGCCTGGGTGATATCATCGCAGGCATGAAGCTCATCGCCAAGGAAGGCGGCAACAAGCCCCGTTACGCCATCCTGGAGCAGGCGGCTTACGAGGAACTCTGCATGCAGAAGAAGACCATCAACCGTGTAGCCGGTGTCATCCTGAAGGCGGTGGGCCTGGCCAGCGTGGACAACGTGGACCTGGATACCATCAACCGCTACATGCAGAAGAACAAGTATCCTCAGTTGCTGGTCATCGATTCTTATGTCACCATCGAGCAGAAAAACGGCTCACGCGAGACCGTGAAGCCCTGGAACGAAAACGTAGTCACCCTCTCGCCCGAACCGCGTCTGGGTTACACCTACTACAAGCCCGTTCCCATTCAGGACGGCACGGAGGCCATCCAGACTCAGGGCTCTTACTTCAAGGTGACCCGCTATTCGGAAGTGAATCCGTTGGCTGAAGTGACGATGGCGGAAGCCTACGTGCAGCCGGCATTGAGCAACCGCAAGTCGCTCGTGTTCCTGAACGTGGCTTCCACAAAGTGGAACGGTGGCGAGGCTGACAAGACTGCATAATCATGATGACGATTTCCAATTCATTGAGAGGCTTGACCAACTACCCGGTTCCTTCGGCCGTGTTTGACGACGCGGCCGAGGAGCAGGGCTTGGTCCCTAACGGGGAGTTGACAGCGGAGGTTAGGACGGGCAAGGCATTCAAGCGTGCCAAGGCGCGCATCTACGACTTTCTGTCCGAGGCGCCCAACGTCACCCAGGCGGGCATATCATACAGCTTCACCGATGAAGACAGGAAGCGTTTCAGACAGAAGGCCGAATCCATCCGCCTGGAGGTGGGCGGAAGCGGCAAGGGTGTGTTCGGATACCAAGGGGAGGACTTATGATTATCGAGAACGGAAACATACGGATTGTGAAGAAGGAAGGCGGGGGACTGGTGAACGGCAACCCCGTGAAGGCGGTGGAGACCCTTTCGGACCCCATCCCCTGCAACTACACCGTCAATCAGAACGACCGGCTGGGCCGTTATGAGGGCGGCACCTTCACGCAAGCAAAGTATGTGGTGCTCATCGACACCTGCGACTTCGCGGCGGAGTATATCGTACTGACCACGAAACGCGGGACGGAGTTGGGCAAGTTCCGGGTTCAGGACGTCCAGTTCCTCGATGTCGTGGGTAATGTGAAAATAACGGTGGAATAGCGTATGCCAATCAGCAGGACATCCTCAGGCGGCGGGTTCACAAAGTATGTGGAACGGCAGGTAGAGCTTCGGATAGAGGCTTGCATCGAGTTGCTCGACTACGTGGGGCTGCAATGCGTGAAGGAGGCGAGAACGGCAAGACGCTACACCGACCGCACGGGCAACCTGAGGTCTTCCACCGGATATTACGTACTGGAGGATGGGCACGTGGTGAAGAGGGGCGGCTTTGAGGCCGTATCCACCCAATCCACGAAAGGTCCTTCGGAAGGCAAGAAATTCATCGCCAGCCTTTGTTCCGAATATCCGACGGGCATTGTGTTGATAGTGGTGGCGGGCATGAAATACGCGGCTTATGTGGAGGCTCACGGACTGAACGTGCTGGACTCCGCCGAGACGCTGGCCGCAAGGCTCATCCCGCAATTATTAAAGAAACTGGGATTGATTTGATATGGGAAAGAAAAGCATGTTGAAGGTGGAGGAAGACGTCTATGCGGTACTCGTGGACTTCTTCGACGGCAAGATAGGAGGCACGGTCTACAAGAGTGGCATGCGCCCCCTCGACGCCACGACGGAAGACGCGGTGGTTATCGTATCCACCGGAGATTCCGAGCAGATTCAGACAGGACGCATCCATGTGAACATCTACACAGAGGATGTGGACTGCGGAAACGGCAACCTCGTGGAGGATAAAGGACGCAACACCGAACTCTCCGCCCTCGACGAACCCATGCTGGAGGTCCTGAACGATGCCCTTTTGCACGAATATGCCTTCCGCCTGAACCAGGCTACCTGCTCCTTCCCCGAGGAAGGGATGCACCAGCATTTTGTGAGCATTTATCTGGAATTTAAAAGAGTAACATTCTAAATTTAAAGAATATGAGCGAGAATAATAACATTGTTATGGCATGGTCGGAGTGCGAGATCGAGATGGGTATCACCAACGATGACGGCACGATGGCCGCTTCGCTGACTTCTGTCGGCACCATCAAGGACAAGTCTTCCACGCTCGAGGCTACCGAGGGTGACACGCTTGAGGCGAAGGCCACCGGCGGCAAGACCGTGGGCAAGGAAACCCTTGAGGGAGGATACAAACTCTCTACCCGTGTGATTGAGCCGAGTGACGAATTGTATGTCGCTCTGGGCTTGTCGAGCGAAGTGGGCACCGACGGTGAGCAGAAGGTGAACACCCACGTGGTGAGCGGCTACCGCTCCTGCAAGGTCACCCCGAAGAACGTGGGCGCCAAGGGTATCAAGGCACCTGCGTGCAGCGTGACCGCAAAGCCCGGTTGGAACGAGGAGGATGGCAACTACATCGATTTGGATTTCGATATTCTGAAAGGTGCGGCCGGCTATTGGTACTCGAGATTCACCAAGAAGAAGGCGGAAACGTCCGAGAAGAGCGCATAAAGGCCGTAATGGGACTTTAATGGTTGGGCAGTCGTTTATGGGTAAGACGTTCCTCTGCTCTGCGGGGAAAGAACCGGGTCCGAATCCCGGCTGTTCGCAATAACAATCAATCGCAATGGAAAAGACAATAGAACAACAGGTGTCGGATGCCGTCCTTCAGGAACCTTACAAGGTGTCGCTGGGCGGAAAAGAGTACACGGTGGCCCGTCCTACCGTGGCCACGCTCATCGAGGTGTCCAAACTGATTAGCGGCATGCAGGTGCCCTTCCCGAAAGAGGAAGACGGAAGGCTGGCCTATACGCTGGCCTTCGCCAAGGATTGCGAATGCCTTGGCGATATCGCCGCTACGCTTATCTTGGGCAAGAAGGGTATCGTCACCATGGAGAAAAAGGAGAGGAAACGCTTTTTCGGGCTATTCAGGGAAACGGAAGAGGTGGAAGTGGACCATCGTTCCATCCTTTCGAGGGAACTGCTTGAAAACGCTTCCGGCGAAGAACTGCTCGGCCTCATCAAGGAGACACTGGATATGCAGCACATCGCTTTTTTTTTCTCAATTATCACTTCCCTGAACGAGGCAAACGTACTGAGAAAGACAAGGAAGGCGACCTGAACGACAGCATCTGGGCCATCATATTGGGCATGTCGAAGAACCTGGACGTGACGCTCGATTACATCCTGAATGAGATGAGTTACGAAAATCTGATCATGTATGGGTACGCCATCCCGAGTTATGAGCCCAAAAGCAAGGAAGAACGGAAATGGAACGAGCGGCTGGATGCCAACAACCCTGATAATTTCAAACAATCTAAAGAAGAGGAATTTGTACGATGAATACGGAAAACGGCAAAGAGAGTTATGCATTAAGGCTTGAGACTACCCAGTTGCTGGCTGACGGTAGGCGGGCCGAGAACGCCTTCAAATCCATCGGTGACAAGGCCGTGGCGGAGGGTGAGCGCATCGACAACACCTTCCGCAACATCGGAGCCGGCATTGCCGGATACTTTACCGTAAGTGCCATCAAGGACTTTGCCAAGCAGATTGTAAACGCACGCGGCGAGATTGAGAGCTTTCAAATCTCGTTCCGTACACTTATCGGTGATACGGACAAGGCGGATGCCTTCTTTTCGGAACTGAAGAGTTTTGCCGTGGAGACCCCGCTGCTTCTGAATGATCTGGCCAAGGGCGGGCAGTTGTTGCTCGGTTTTGGCGTGGACCTGGAGAAGGTGATGCCCATCATGAAGAGCATCGGTGACGTGTCGATGGGCAATGCGGAGCGTTTCAACTCACTTACCCTGGCCTTTGCGCAGATGAGCGCCACGGGCAAACTGATGGGGCAGGACCTGCTTCAGATGATCAATGCCGGATTCAATCCGCTCACCACCATGGCGGAAACCACTGGCAAGTCAGTGGCCACTCTGAAAGACGAGATGTCGAAGGGTGCCATCTCCGCCGAAATGGTGGCCAAGGCTTTCCAGGACGCTACCTCGGAAGGCGGTAAGTTTAACGGCATGCTGGAAAAGCAGTCGAAAGGTATAAACGGTGCCATCAGTAACTTGGAAGGCGCTATCCAGGATGTCCTGAACGAGATAGGCACGAGCGGTCAAAGCGTTATCACGGAAGGCATTTCCCTCGCTACCACTGCCGTGAAGAATTACGAGAAGTTGGGGCAGATTCTCCTGGGTATGATTGGGACCTACGGAGCGTACCGCGTGGCCGTTATCCTCGCTACGGAGGCGGAAAAGGGCTATACCGTGGCGCAGACACTCAACTACAGGGCCCTGCTGCTGGCGGAGAAGGCACAGAAAATGCTGAACGCTGCCATGCTGGCCAACCCCTACGTGCTGGCCGCTGTGGCACTCGGCACGTTAGTCACCGCCGCATGGGCGTTTCACGATTCAGCCACATCCGCCACAAAGGTGCAGGAACGCTTCAACCGGGAGATGGAGGCAGCGAAGGAAGCCAGCGACAACGAGCGCGAATCCGTCATGAAGCTGGTGGAGACCGCACGTGACGAGACAGCCGAGCGCGGCAAGCGCCTCCTTGCATTGGTCAAACTGTCGGAAAAGTACCCCGAGATATTCGGAAAGTACGACCTCGAGAGAATCAAGTTGGCCGACATCCTTGAACTCGAAAAGCAAATCAACGCTGAGATTGACAAGCGTGCCGGCAAGAAAAAGGAAGACCGCATCTCCGAACTTCAAGGGCAAATCACGGAATACGAAAAACTGGTCAAGGCCAATTCCGAGGGCAACGCAGGCTACGTAAACAAGCTCAAGGAACTGCGTGCCGAAAGGGACCTCCTTCTGAAGGACCGAGGCGGCAAGATCCAGGAATCTTTCCTCGGTACGCTGGACAAAGTGAAGCCGGAAGACCTTGACCATTACGTGGACGTGCTGAAGAAACGTATCTCAGGCCTCGCCGACGATAAGGATATCACGCTGAAACTTCCCATCGATGTGGATGGAACGCTGTCTGACGAGGCCATTTATTCCGTAAGTCAGATAAAGACCCTCATCAAAGCGGTAGATGGCCAGAAAAACAAGACACCCGAGAAGAAAAAGACCTATGGCGAGGCCTACAAAGAAGCGGAGAAAGAATGGAATGCCGCCAAGAAGGAACTGAATAAAATCAGTAAGGACAAGGACAAATATACCGAGGAGGAATACACCAAGGCCAAAACGCGCGTTGAAACGGCCGAAAAAGCCTTTAAGAAGGTGGGCGGCAAGACCGACAAACAGACCGAGGCTGAGGAAAACAAGGCTGATAGGATTCGCAAACAGACCGAGAAATACCAGCGTCTGATGGACACTGCCGCGCTGGAAGAGCAGCGCGCCTCTGAGGATATGGAGAACCAGGTGGAACAGGCTCGCATCGACGCCATGCAGGACGGTGCCGAGAAGACGCGTGCCCAGATGGAACTGGACTTCGAGAAGGAGATGCAGCAGATCGACCGGCAGAAGGAGGATGCCCTGATTAAGAAAATCGAGACTGCCCGTGAGATTTGGGAAACCAATCCCGAGAACAAGGGCAAGGCGTTCGACGCTACCGGCATTGCACTGACGGACGAGGAAATGCAGCAGTACAACAACCTCTACAAGGCCACCATCGACAAGAATCTCAAACTCATCGATGACCAACAGAAGGCTGAGCGTGAGGCCATGCAGAACTATTTGGCGGAGTATGGCACCTACATGCAGAAGCGTCAGGCGCTCACCGAACAGTACCAGGAAAAAATTGCCAACGCCACTACTGAGGGTGATAAGAAAATCCTTCAGAAGCAACTGGAGGAGGCTCTGTCTAATCTTGATATCGAGAATTTGAAGGCTTCCATCAACTGGGAGGGCCTCTTCGGTAATCTCTCCAATCTGACCAAGAAGGAACTCTCCAGCCTGAAAAAACAGTTGGACGACTTTAAGAAGAGCGACAAGTTCGAGCTGATGACGCCCGAGAACAAGAAGGTCATATTAGAGGCCTACGAGAAACTGTCGGAGCAGATGAACACCAACGGCGGCATTTTCGGTGGACTGGTAAGCGCCACAGAGGAATATAATACGGCTCTAATAGAGTTGGCTGACGCTCAGAAAAAATATGACGAAGCGCTGGCATCAGGAGTGGAGGATGTTATTGAGCGTGCCAAGAAAAAATTGAATGAGGCGCAGACAAATGCGACGAACAAACGTACTTCAAAGACCAATGCGGAAGATGCCACTACAAAGAAACTGACCACACTGGCCGGAGTGATTACTGACCTCGGAAACGCTTCCGACCTTACGTTGGCGAGCCTCGGAGGTTTGGTCGAGACCACCACATCTGCCTTTTCTGAGGCTGCGGGCAAGGTCGGCGGCATTATTGGCGCCATCCTCGGTGTACTTGACAGTATTGGAGACCAAAGCGTGGATGAATGGGCGAAAGACATGGCCAATAAGGTATTCACGGCTATCGGTTCGGCGTTAAATTCCAAATATTCTGTCTTGCACTATATAGCGGGTGGATTGATGGGCTCCAGCGACGAGACACTGGAGAATGACATCGAGACGCTGACAGCCTCTAACGAAGCCTTGAAAGCGTCTATGGACCGCCTCTCGGAAAAGATGACTGAATCCGCTACGGCAGAAGCCCAGGGCATCTACGAGGAGCAGCTTAAATACCTGAACGAATCCATCGCCAACACCCAGGAGATGATGCAGCGCAGCGCTTCCGCTTACTCGAACGGTACATTCGGCCTCGGGGGAAAGCATTCCTCGAACAGCAAGATTGATAAGGCAATGAGCGCCTCGGATTGGAAGCGTATCAGCAGTATTCTCGGGAAGACGGTGACAAGCGCGAGCGACTTCTTCAGTCTGACAGTGGACCAAATGGCCCTCGTGGCTGATAACGCCGCTGACCTATACAACAAAATCAAGCAATATGCCGATGATGGTTATAAGGATGCGGCTCAGTACATGGACGAGTACATTGCGTACCAAAAGGAACTGCAGGAACTGCAAGACGCTCTGAACGAGAAACTGACTTCCACCGATTACAGTTCTGTCAGGGATGAGTTCAAATCCAACCTGCTCGACATGGAGTCGGATGTGGAGGATTTCGCCGAATCATTTGAGGATATGATGCAGGAAGCCGTTATCGAGAGCCTGATGTCTTCAAAGTACGACGAACTCATCAAGTCATGGTATAACGATTTTGCCACAGCCATGAAGGACGGCAGCCTTTCGGCAGATGAAAACAGCCGGTTGCGCTCGTCGTGGAACGACATGGTCAACCAAGCCCTTGAGGAACGTAATGCGCTGGTGGATGCGTTGGGATGGGATACCTCATCCTCAAGAACGGGCTCCAGTAGCAGCGGCATAACGGCCTCGCAGGAAAGTGTGGATAAGATAGACGGAATAGTGACCAACATACAGGGACACACCTATTCCATCTCGGAGAATATGAAGGTGTTGGTAGGCTTGGCTAATTCCGCTTTGGAAAAACTGACTAACATCGATGACAATACCCGCAACTTGTGTGACAAGGCTGATATCATCGTAGAACAGAACGAGAGTATCAAACGGGAGGTGAGCAGTATCACCACCAAGGGTGTAACCATTAAGATGTGAAGCCATGAAGGGAAAGTTTTATATAGACGGAACAGACGCTTACGAACGGTACGGAATATTCGTGGCGAACGATGGATATATAGGCCTCATCTCCTATCCGGCATTCAAGAGCCTGGACAGCAATTCGTGGCCTGAGGAGAACGGATGTGAGACGGATTTGACAAATCCCGTACTCAATTATAGCGAAATCAGCCTGAATTTCTATGCCAAGGACTACTATAAGGCGATGGACTTCATTGTGCTGATAAGCGACAAGTCGTATCATGATTACCGGTTTGAGGAAGTGGGCGTCACCAAGTCGCTCCGCCTCGTGTCGGAGGTGAATAAGAAACTCTACACAAGTATGGAGAGTTTTACGCTCACCTTTTCGGATGACGAACCGATGAAGGGTTATTCTTATCAGGATCCATCGGATGATGGCGATGTGCGGGTGTCGCAGGATTACGAGATTGATGGCAAATTGATGTCGGACTATGGCGTGTATCTGCTGGATGGGTCGGACGCGGAAATCGTGAAGTCTCCAGCCGTAAAGAAAAACCTGCTGATTGATATTCCGAGCCACAAGGGTGCCATCTATGACGGCAACCTGGTTGTCTTTGAGAAGAAGGATGTGGCATTGAAGTGCTTCATGAGGACGAAGTCGGTGGAGAATATGTGGCGGAATCTGAATGCGCTGGTTTATGATCTGACCAAGACGGTGAAAACGGTGGATGAGGACGGATATGAATACGACTCTGCTGAGAGAACTTTCTATGTGGATGATATGACGGAGGAGTATCCTTGCTACTACAATGGATTGAAGGCTACGAAATTTCAGGTGCTTCCCGACGGACGTGTATGGCTGGAGTTTACTCTTAACTTGGTATTCACGAAGTTTGTGGTTAACGGTATCGAGATTCTTCTTGCTACTGAGGACAACGAGCTGATTGTTACAGAGGATGGAGAATATTATATAGATTTGAAGGATTATGGGGATTAAAAAGAAAAAACTGAGTGAACTGGACCTTGCGGATAACCTTAAAGGTCTGTACACGTTGGGCGTGAAGATGGTCAACGGCGTTCAGAGGAGTGTGAAGGTCAGTCTGGAGTATATTCAGACGGCTTATGAAAGCGCTGTCAAAGCCACGTCTGCGGCCAACGAGGCGGCTGACGCTGCCAATACCTCGCGCAAAGCCATCGAGGCCAACGAGGAGGAACGGAAGTCCAACGAAGAGACCCGCAAGAACAACGAGACAGCCAGACTAAGTAACGAGGCGGGTCGGCAGAGTGCGGAGACCGCTCGCTCCTCGGCTGAGGAGACCCGCAAGGGCAATGAGACGGCACGGCAGAGCGCTGAGAGTTCACGGGCTTCGGCCGAATCCGTTCGTCAGGAGCATGAAGAGAAACGAATAACCTCCGAGAACCAGCGTGAGGCCAATGAAACCTTACGTAAACAACAGGAAGCGGACCGCGCCAGCGCGGAGTCTGCGCGAGCCTTGGCTGAATCCTCGCGTGCCAAGGCGGAAACAGCCCGTGTAGAGGCTGAATCCTCCCGTGTAACCGAGTTTGCTACCGCCAAGTCCAATGCCGAGCTGGCCACCTCAGCCGCCAACCAGGCAGCAGATACGGCCAACCAGGCGGCAGTCAATGCCAATGCGGAGGCTGCAAACGCCAAGTCGGAGGCTGCGTCGGCCAATGCGGCTGCCCAGCGTGTGACGGATGCAATCCTGGATGTATCCAAGGAAAAGCAGGCTGCGCTGGATGCCGCAAGTCAGGCGGTCACAGCCGCGAACAACGCCGATTCTTCGCGCGAATCCATCGAGGCGAATGAATCCGCGCGTCAGTCGGCCGAGGCTGCCAGAGCGAAGGCAGAGACCGAACGCGCCTCTGCAGAGAAGGAACGGGCATCTGCCGAGGAAAGCAGGGCGAAAGCGGAAAACGACCGCGCTGCAGCCGAGACTGAGCGTCAGAAGAACGAACAGACAAGGCAAGACAATGAATCAGCCCGCATCAATGCCGAGACCGCCCGCGCAGCCGCGGAAACGATCCGTGAGCAGGTGAAGGCTGATTGCGAGACGGCCATTACAAAAGCCAATGAATCCTCGCAGACGGCCCTCGATTCGGCGGAGGAAGCAGACAAACAGGCGGCGCGTGCCAAGGACATTGCCGACCATCAGCCCTACATGGGTGATAACGGAAATTGGTGGCAGTGGAACAGCACGACGCAGCAGTATGAGGATTCCGGGCGGTTGGCCACGGGTGGTATCATGTATCCCACCTTCTATATCAACAAGGAGGCACACCTGATCATGAAGTACCAGGATACCATATCGAGAGACCGCTTCTATCTCAAGAGGGAGAACGGACATTTGTATTTCAAAATAAAATAAAAGGACTATGGCAGAAGAGATTATCAACGATGAAATGGACCTCGGCGCGTGCGCCCTTACCGACAAGGGGGCATACGACTCCACAAAGAAGTACGACTACGGAAACGCGGTAACGACGGAGGACTCCTCTTATTGGTCCATCCAGACCGACAACCAGGGACACCCCGTTACGGACAGGGAATGGTGGGCGCCACTGGCACTTGGTACATCCGCCACGGAGGCCGCCAAGAAGGCCACGGATGCCACCACGGACGCCGCCACCGCCACAAGTGAGGCCAAGACAGCGACCTCCCAGGCCACCAAGGCAGCGGGCAAGGCCCAGCAGGCAGTGAAGAGTGTGGAGACGGCCCTGCAGAACCTGTCCACTCAGGCGCAGGAATGCACGGACGCGGCAGCCAGTGCGGAGGCCGTGACGCAGACCGCCACCGAGAAGATCT